GGGAGCAGCAGCAACTGTTGGAATTGCTACCACTACTGGATCTATTCAAACCATTAGTATTGCAAGTACTCCTGGTTCTGGATATACTTCTAATCCAACTATTACATTTGGTCAACCTGGAACAGCATTTAGTGGACCTACCGCTAATTATGCTTATGGTATAGGACATGTTAATAGTGCAGGTATATTAACTACTGCATACCTTGTTAATCCTGGAACTGGATATAGTTCTATTCAAACTCATGTAGGAATAGTAACTATTACAGATCCTGCTGGTATTGGTGCTACTATGGGTAAAGGTACATTTCTCTTTAATGAAGTGGTCAAAGGGATTGATACAGGAACTGAGGCACGTGTTAAAGAATGGGATGCTGAAAATAATACTTTAGAAATTAGTATTGTTACAGGAACATTTGGTCCTGGAGAAGTACTTATTGGACAATCTTCTGGAGCAACTTATACTATTAGAACAGTTAATACTGATGATGTAGTAGATCCATTTGCAGATAATGATGTAATAGAAACAAATGCAGATGATATTATAGACTTTACTGATACTAATCCATTTGGAATGCCTTAAGTAAAAAGTTGTTAAATAGTACTATATCCCTATAGTAGGAAAATGTTTGAGTATTTTTATAACGAAATCTTTAGATCCGTTATTATATCTTTTGGTTCCCTTTTTAATGGGTTAGAAATTAAGCATAAGAATAGTGATGATGCAACGGTAAGCGTCATCAAAGTTCCTCTCGCTTATGGACCAACTCAAAAGTTTCTTGCTAGATTACAACAACAGGCAGATTTAAATAAACCTATTCAAATGACTCTACCTAGGATGTCATTTGAATTTACTGGGGTTCAATATGACCCTAGTAGAAAATCTACCCAAACACAACAATTTTACGTCAAGGATACTGCTACTGGAACTAATGTTAAAAAGGCTTATTTACCAGTTCCATATAATATGCTAATTGAACTTAGTGTCATGACAAAATTAAATGATGATGCATTACAAATTGTTGAACAAATTTTACCTTATTTTCAACCTGCTTATCAAATACCTATTAAATTTTTAACTGGTGACAATGCTAATGATGTAAAAGATGTAGCGGTTAATCTTGATAATATTACTATGGAAGATGATTATGAAGGAAATTTTGATACTAGAAGAGCACTTGTTTATACTTTAAGATTTACTGCTAAGACTTATCTTTATGGTCCTATTACTAATGTTACTGGAGATGTCATTAAGAAAGTTCAAATTGGATATGTTGCTGGTAATAGAGGAACAGGTACATATGATAGAGATTTGACCTATAGTGTAGTACCTAAAGCAACTAAAGACTATGATGGAGATGATAAGACATTCTTAAGTGAAAATATAGATTTAACAGAAACTGTTATTACAGTAGATAATGCTGAAGCTCTTACAGTAGAAACCAATATTTACATTGGTCAAGAGAATATGTATATTGATAAAATTAGTGATAATAATTTAACAGTAAGAAGAGGTCAATACAATACTGCTCCTCAAGAACATGTTTCTGGAGCAAAAGTTTATGAAATCACAAGTGCTGATGCAGATCTTATTGAGGTTGGTGATGACTTTGGATTTGATGGAAGTGTATTTTGAGGAATGACTGATGCATGATGTTACTGATGTTGTAGTAGATCAAAGGGAGTCTGTTGGAATACAAAAGCCACAGAGACTAACCAAAGACGACATAGAAAAGGACTATGAGTATACAAGAGGAAATTTATACTCTATCATTGAGAAAGGACAAGAAGCAATTAACGGAATTCTTGAACTTGCTCAAGAGAGCGAAATGCCACGGGCGTATGAAGTCGCCGGACAACTTATTAAGTCAGTAGCAGATGCCACAGATAAATTAATGGATCTGCAAAAGAAACTTAAGGATGTAAATGAAGAGAATGAATCTAAAGGACCAACTACTGTAAATAACGCTTTGTTTGTAGGATCTACTGCAGAATTGCAGAAATTATTGAAAGGTCAAAATACTGCTAAATAAAAATAGGGAGAGAAATCCCACAGTACCTTAGATACTCATACTTTAGAAATGTCAGATATTAATGACGACAATTTGCCTTCAATAGAAGATTACTCTGATAATTCTAATGAGTTACCATCTGTTAATGATTTTTTAGCAGAAGAAGAATTACCATCACTTCAAGAGTTTGTTAATCCTGAGGAAGAAGAAAATAGTCAAACTATTGAAGATGCAGAAGGAAATGCTTTTATAGAAGTTACTGACGTCATAAAAGCACCAGAATGGGCTGAACTAGTTCGTTTAGTTAATAATGTAAGAGAAGAGATACCAGATATTCCTGAAATAAAATCTTATGATAAAGAATTAAAAGAACTTGAAGAAGAAATAAATCGTGTAAGAACTGAAATACCTAAAAATGAGATAGAGGATATTTGTCATCAAATTGATTTAGTACGAGAAGAAATAGATAAAAATGCTGCTGATATACCAGAGATAAAATATTATGATGAACAAGTAGATAATATTGAAAATAAGATAGATCTTATTCAACAAGAAATAGTTAATTTACCTCAACCCAAATATTATGAAGAAGATCTTCAAACAATAAAAGAAGAACTTCAGGTAATTAGAGATGAAATTCCAACTTTTCCAAAGTGGGTTAATGAAGTTAATGAGGTACCAGACTTTTCTTGGATTGGAAAAACTTTTAGTGTAATTGATGATGATTTTATTAAAGTAGGGGATAGGGTAAAAGAATTAAAAGTTCAATTTGATGCTGATATTCATGAAGTAAATGAAAGTCTTGATACTAAAGATTTTGAAAGAAGGGTAGAAATTGATGAGATAAAAGAGAATTTTAGAAATACTAAAGATAAAATATATGAGGAATTAAAAGAAACTGCTGTAAGAATTTGGGAACATCATGATAGATTTAAAGATGATGATAGAAAATTAAAAAAACATGTATTAAGTAAATTAAATGAAGCACGACAAAAAATTGAGCACCAAATAGATAATTTTAAGAGTACTCATCATGAATCTAATAAAACTCTTACTAATTATTTTGAAGGATTGAAAGAGGAAATTTCTAATCTTCCTAAAGTAAAATATTATGATAATCCTATCAAGGATTTACAAAAGGATATTTCTAATTTAAGTGAAAGGGTTGATGATAAAGTTATTAATATAGCGGAACTTTATAAAATTGTTGAGGAATTAAGATCTACTCAAAAGGAATTAACTGAGGGTCTTCTGAATGAACCTCCTGATACTGACACTAAAGATCCCCTTACTCCTTTAGATAAAGAGGCTACCACTCTTAAGCAATTAGCTAGCCAATATAGATTATTCACCAATAGAGTTCAAGAACAATTAGCAACTTTTGGTGGTGGTGGTGCAGTTCAATTGCAATATCTTGATGATATTGTAGGGGTTGGTACTAATATTTCTGCCTATGATGGAATGTTCCTTAAGGTGGATACTAGTCTTGCTGCAGATACTGGACACAAATTTACCTTTGCTAATGTAAGTACTGCAAGTACTATGTGGCAAGCAGATTCTATTGGTGTTCATACTACCAGTCATGTAGGTATTGCTACCACTGCTAGATCTGATTATAACCTTTATGTTGGTCCTCCTACTGCTGTAGGATTAGGTACAGTTGGTACAATCGTTGCAAAATTTGATGGAGATATATCGGTTGCAGGAACTATATTTAAACAGAATATACAGAATTTAGATTCTGTTGGTATAGTAACTGCTGGTAATGGATTTAGAGCGACTGCAGGTGGTATTCATATAAGAGCTGGAGTTTCTACATTTGCAGGTTTAACAACTATAACTTCTGCTGATGCTTTACATAGTGAACAATTAAGGGTATCTGGAGTTTCTACATTTAATAATACTGTAGTTGGTGGAGCAACTACTGAATTAGTAGTAGGTGGAGATCTTCGTGTTACTGGAATATTAACCGTAGGAACTGATTCTGTTACTATTGATGGTAGTAATAATAAGGTAAATGTTGGTACAGCAATTACTTTAGATGCTAGTGCTAATAAAATTCTTACACCAGGATTACAAATAACTGGAACAACACAACCTTTTTATCCCCCTGTAATGACTACTACTCAGAGAGATGCTCTGAGTGGAGTAACTCAAGGTGCAATGATCTATAACAGTAGTGATTCTAAACTTCAATTCTATAATGGTAGTGATTGGCAGTCTCTACCTGGCATGACTATTGGTCTTTCCTTAGCATTGGATAGTTAATAATGAAAACTTTTAAACAATATTTAAAAGAAGCTGTTCCAACTAATGCTACAGGATCTTCTATAGCTAATTTTTCTCCATTTCTTTTTCCAAAGGATGATGATTTTTTGTCTCAGGATTTTCAAACACCTGCTGAAACCGGAGAAGACAAATATGCTAGATTTGGTTCAGTGTATCCTGTGATGAAAGTATCTTTAGGTAGTAATTTGGGAGATGGTCCTTCTATTGATCAAATGGTTGATGCTTCTATGAAATTTACTAATATTATGGATGCTAGAACCGAAGTTAGAATAAGAAAAAATTTTAGTAGATTTATGGGTAAAAGGTAAAACTTTTATTAAGATGTATATATAGAATACTTTGAGATAAATCATGAGTGATAAGACGTTGAAGGATCTGAAAGTTGATGCACATATTGCAGTGCTTCATACCAAAGTTGATTCATTAATAGAGAAACAAAAAGAACTTACTGGCAGAGTACGTGCCAATGAGAAAGTAGTTGCTGCTATTGGTCTGTTAGGATCTATAGCAGTTGCTTTTATTGGCGCAGGATATTTTGCTCCTCATGCAGATGCTTCTTTTTACCCCAACATGTACGAAATTGGAGGAGAGTATTATGGAAAATAGATGGAAGTGGATATCAGCAGGAACAGTCGGAAGTCTGTTTGCTCTTTCTCATATAGGGATGATAGGAATGCTTGCTACTAGAAATAGTGATGCACTTCCTAAATTAAATCTTCCTGTAGGTGAGTATACTTCTTATAGTGTAAAGGCTACTAAGGATGGTTATGCAATTAACTATCGTGCTAATGATCCTTTAATAATGGGGGTTACTAAGGATATTAATAAGCCTTCTGGGTTTTTGGGACTTCGTAAGTCAACTCTTAAAGTTCAAGAACAATACACAATGGACGGTGCAAGGCACCATGGTGGATCTGTTAGCACCAGGAGCTCCTGGCTTGATTCGCGAGATCCCATGGAGAGAGGGCCGGGAAAGTCTTCAATCAGCAAGAAAACTATCGCCTGTATTAAAGCAGCAGGTGGAGGAGAGCAAACGGGTAGAGTTGTCGGGGGTAGCGTTGGTGCTTCTGTTGCTCCTTCCCTTAGTGGTATTCCCTTTGTTGGGTGGGTTCTTGCTGGTGCTGCGACGATGATTGGGATGGATCAAGGAGCAGAGATTGGTGGTAATATGGCTACTAGTCTTGCTGATTGTGATCCAGATTTTCAAGATGATGTTGAGAATATTAAATGAATGAAGAAACTGAGTAAAGAGCAGATAGGTTATAAACCTACTGATCCAATATCAAAGATGTGGTTATTAAATCCACATGACCATCATTTTTTATATCAAAGAGATGATGGATCTTATTATGGGTCCTCTCATATCAAAGGAGAGGACCCAGAGGAGTGGTTCTGGGAAGCACATGGAATACAATTAGAGTTAAAACTAGATAAATAAGACAGATGCCATATTCTAATAATGAACAATAAGGTTAAACTAGCCATTGCTGTTGCAGTTGGTGTAGTTGGTGGAGGAATTCTTAG